GCCATCCCCTCCTGCGGGGGGGCGGCGGTGTTCACGGTGGGCGCTCCGTTGCCCTGGCGTGCCTCCTGGGGCTGCTTGGGCTCCTGGGGCTGCTGCGCCGACCCGTACTTGTCCGACAGCGGAGCCCCCGGGTCGAAGCGACCCTCGTAGACGTCCGCGCACTGGCCCAGCTTTGTGGAGGCCGTGACGATGGCATCGGTCAACGACATCTTGGCGAAGTCCTCGTTGGGGATCATGCCGTCGCGCCGTTTCACCAGCACTGGGGTGCAGCCGTAGGAGTCGAACTCGCACCGCTGCCCGTTCCAGTCGTACCAGAAGCGGATACGGATGACGTGGATGGGCGACCGCTCTCCGACGATACGGTCGTCCTTGACCTCAAAGCCCCAGCCAAAGCCGCAGGGGCCAAGTTCCTCGGTGAGTCGCTTGATGCGCCACATCGGTTCGATGGCTGTCCCCTTGAAGCCTCCGGGGCGAGAGAAGCTCTTGGTCGCCGCCGGGTCGGTGGTTTCCAGGGCCTTCCAAAGTGACGTGCTGTCGAGGGTGTTCTCGTCGGTCATCGAATCCTCACGGTTGTGTTTTCGAGTAGGCTGCATCCGGCTGGGACTACGCCCTGTTGGATGTACTTCTTGATCAAGGACTTGTCGGGCTTCTTGGTGGCGGGGACCTCGACCATCAGGTCGGGCATGTCGGCCGCGAGGGCGTCCTCGTCCCAGACCTCGACGGTGGGGGTCGTGCGCTGGACGGTGGCGGTGTGCAGCGTGCCGCACAACCGCTTGTGCCCGTGGAACTCCATCGCCGCGAGCAGGCGCTCCTTCATGCGGTCCCTCGCGTTGCGGACGGCGACGCGCCGGGCCTTGAGCCGGTTGATCTCGTCGGTGATCACGGCGTCGGTCGAGGCCATCTCCGCCATGACCCGCCCGTACCCGTCGATCTTGTCGGGGAGGTCGTCCGCAAGGTAACGGTCGAGGAGTTCGTTCGCCTCCTTTTCTGGGAGGCCGTGGTTGTCGCCGTCGAGGACCGAGATCCCGCCGAGGATGGCGTCGAGGCTAGGCATGGGTCGCCTCCCGCTTGGCCGGCTCGTTCCACACGGCGAAGATGACGCAGACGGTCTCGCCGCACCAGCGCCACAGCCCCTCGCGGTGGCCGGTGGAGATCCGGTCGCTGACGTCCGGGTGCGGGTCCTCATCCCACTTCACGCCGACGTCTGACAGGTATGCGCGCATCTTGTCGTGGAGTTCCTTGGTGGGTTGAACGATCTGGAGGTCTAAGACCCCCTCGTCGTTCATCTTCATGGTGAGGTCTGCGTCGTGGTGCCGCGCCAGGCGCGACAAGTCTCCGAGGTTCATGTCATTCTCCTTGGTGATCCAAAAATCCCTCGCCGGCTTGCACGCCATAAGTTCTGACACCGGCGAGGGTTGGGACGGTTGCTGTCCACGTCGGGCACATTAGACGCGTCTCCACCCCCTGTCAACAACCTTGTTGCACAAGCCTGGCGATGCCTGTACCGTGCGGCCATGACATTCGGAACCCAACTGAAAGCGGCCCGCCTCGCAGCGGACCTTACGCTCACCCAGGCGGCGGCGTTCGTGGATGTGCGAGAGCACACATGGGAGCGATGGGAGAAGGACAGGAACCGACCGGCGGGGTCGCAGCTTCACAGCATCGCCACCCTGTTGGGCATCCCTGCTGACGCGCTGTTGGAAGCCTTGTCGTCGTGAACGGAGCTTCGGGCGCCGGCGGCTTTCCTGGCATCCATTGCTGCGCTTGTTCGACCGGGGAGGTCACGGGAAGGCGATGCCGGAATGGGTGCCCGGGAATGTACTGCGTCGACCACCTTAGGGCGGCGATGGGCGAGGGCATGTGCGACGAGGACGGCGAGGACGTGGCTCCGTGGACGGGGCGAGACGAGAGGGTTTGCATCGAGTGTGGCGGGCCCATCCCTGCGGAGCGGTTCCGGGGGAGGGGTCGTCGCCCGAAAACGTGTGGAGATTTCTGTAAGAGTCTCCGGCAGCGGCGGCAGATGCGAGAGGCGAAAGCCAGGAGGAAGCATGACTGACGAGGAGAAGCGCCGAGAGGCGCAGGAAGCCGAGGACGCCCGCCGTGCGAGAGAGCGAGAGGTCGAGGCTCGCCAGTTTCAGGAGGAGCGCATGTGGGACGAGCGATGCGAGGCGATCCGAGAGGAGCGCGAGGAACGTCAGAGCTTCTGGGCGTGGCCGTGAGCGTCGACCTTCGGCTATCCGCCCTACGGCTTGTCCTTCATGGGAAAGGCGTGGGACTCCATCGGCGGCGATGCTGGCACGTCGAAGCCGGGAATCGGGGACCGTCTTACGGAGTGGACATCCTACGGCGGGGACGGACACGGCGGAGCGAATCCGACCTGCTCCGACTGCGGCGGCCGCAAGCGCGGCAAAAGACGATGCGCCTGCGCCTTTCCAGACTGGCGAGTAAAGGGCAGGCCGGCACCACCGCAGAACAGCGGATCGATGCAACAGGAGTGGCACGCCCGATGGACTCGCGAGGCCCTGCGTGTTCTCAAGCCGGGCGGTCATCTGATTGCGTTCGGCGGGTCGAGGACGGTTCATCGTCTGACGTGCGCGATCGAAGATGCGGGCTTTGAGATCCGCGACATGGGTCTCTGGCTGTACTGGTCGGGGTTCCCGAAGTCGCTCGACGTGTCGAGGGCTATCGACGCAGCGGCGGGCGCGACGCGGGAGGTGGTGGGGCAAAAGGCGGTGACGCGTGAACTCAAACGCCGCCCCGAGGATGGGATGGCTAACCCGCTGGTCCTTCAGGGCGGGCATTCTGCCACGACCGTTGACATCACCGCCCCCGCCACGCCCGAAGCCGCTGCGTGGTCGGGATTTGGCACGGCGCTCAAGCCGGCGCATGAGCCGTGGGTCCTGGCGCGCAAGCCGCTGATCGGCACGGTTGCGGCGAACGTCCTGGCGCACGGTACGGGGGCGCTCAACGTGGACGCCTGCCGCTACGCCTACGGAGACCGCGCCTGGCCGGGGCCGCAGGACAAAGAAAATCATTCGACGTTGGCGATCTCTGGACTAGGGAACAATGGCATCTATGGAAGTTCACCGGACACGGCGTCATTGACCAGATATTCGAGCCCTCTCGGGCGCTGGCCGGCGAACGTCTACGCATGCGCCAAGAGCAGTCGAGCCGAGCGGGAGCGAGGCTGCGAGGGACTGACCGCACGGACCGGGGCCGAAGCGACGGCTTCCAAGGAAGGACAGGCCCGGCTCGACAGCCCGAGGACCGGGGCGGGGAGGTCCGCCGACGAGGTCCGCAATCATCACCCCACCGTGAAGCCCGTCAGTCTGATTCGATGGTTATGCCGGCTAGCTACCCCGCCCGGCGGGACCGTCCTCGACCCCTTCCTCGGGAGCGGGACAACCGGCGTCGCCGCCATCATGGAAGGCTTCGACTTCATCGGCATCGAACGGGATCCCGAATACATGGCGATATGCGAGGCGAGGATCCGACACGCGGCCCGGGGGGTTGGCGGCGGCGACGTCGTCGACATGTTTCGCCAAGCCCCCGAGGTTGTCGTCCGGTGACTGACCAGGCCGACAAGATCCTGGCCGTGCTTTCGGGTGACTCGTTGACGACGACGCAACTGCGCCGTTCCTTCCGCACCGCTGGGTGGCACTGGACGATGGAGACCGACAAGGCGTTGCTGGACCTTCGGGTTAGGGGGCGGGTTGACGTTGCCGAGGGGAGGTGGCGAGCAAAGAGGTTGACCGAGCGAATGTGATACATCACCATGTGCAGGCTGGATTGATCCCCGGCCGCCGCGCCCTGCCCCGGAGTCCTTTCATTCTTCGGGCCTCCTGGGGCGGGGCGCACTTTCAGAGGAATGAACCATGAGACGACAAGACATGATTGCCTGCGGACGCCACGCCGAGCGCATCCGAATGATCTGCGAACTGATGGACTTTGACGAAACCGTCAAGGCCAAGGTTCTGGCGGAGGCCGATGCGATCCAGGCGCTCTTGGAAGATGAAACCGAGAGGCAGCGGGCCTATGACCGCAGTCGCAAGAAGAGGGAGTCCGATGGTTTCCATGAGGTTCCAACGGATTCCAACGGAAACCAACGGATTCCGAAACCTACAGTAGTAGTAGAAGGAGTAGAAGGAGTAGAAGAAGAAGAAGTAGCTACCCCTCCCCCCTTCATTGTCCCTTCCGTGTCGATGGAGGACGTCGATGCGGTCCTGGCCGGCTTCAATGAGATCACGGGCTCGTCTCTCCGCACCGGCGACACGCGTTCCAAGAAGGCTGCCTCCACCGTGCGCTCCATACTGGTGCGCTTGACCAAGGAGGAGGGCGACGTCGAGGCGGCCCGTCGCCGGCTTGGGCGGGTGGTCATGTGGCTGTGGAAGGAGATGGCTGGCGGCGACTTCGCCAAGTTCGTCGTGCCCTCCACGGTTTGCTCGCCGGCAAAGTTCGATTCGTACGAGGAGCAGATGGGGGTGCCGACCAACGGCACGGCCGCCGGCATGAGTCGGTCGTCCTTCGATGATGCGGTCGCGGCCTGCGATGCGTGCAAGTGGACCGCGATCGACTTCCCCCACCGGGTGCATTGCCAGCAGCATTCTCGGTTGCTTCGCGACGGGGAGGTGTCGGCATGACCGGCGCGACCCCCGGCGTACTGCCCAGGGACGTGGACGCGGAGGCGGCCACCATCCACGCCCTGTTCCACAACCCGGAGTGCATCGATTCGATGGTTCCATCGCTCGACAGCGCCGACTTTCACTCCGAGAAGGAGCGCACGATCTTCATGGCCATCGAGGCGCAGCGTGCGGACGGTGGCGACGTGTCCATCGAGGGCGTGTACACCCGACTGGCCGCTGACGGCTTGCTGGAGCAGGCGGGTGGCGTGGGGCACATGTCAGACCTGTACGAGTTGGGCCTCGGTCCGGTGTTTGGGATGGCGAACGCCGAGCGGGTTCAGCGCCTCGCCCGGCTCCGTCGTGCCGCCGTCGCAGGGCAGCGAGTCTGGGACGAGGTGGCCGGAGGGATAGAAGAGGGGAGGGTCGGCGCGTTCCTCGACGAGTCCGCCGATGCGTTGCGTGCCGTGGCCCTTGAGGAGTCGATCACCGAGACGACCGCCACCTTCGACGAGGCGTACATCGAAAGCATCGACTCGCTGCAAGAGCGGATGCGGAACCCGAACCCGGTGCCGGGGTTGCCGACGCCTTGGCCCACCCTGGACAGCGAGACGACAGGCTTCCACCCCGGCGAGCTTTGGGTGATCGGGGCCCGCCCGTCCACGGGGAAGAGTGCCTTCGGCATGAACGTGGCGATGCACGCCGTGAAGCAGGGCAAGGCGGTCCTGTTCATGTCGCTTGAAATGCACGGGGAGATGTTGATGCAGCGCGTGTTCGCATCGGAGGCCAGGATCCCGCTGTCGTCCATTCGCACCGGCGACATCGACCATGCCTGCGTGGACCGACTCGTCCGCCTGCAAGACGAGTTGAGCGACAAGCCCGTGAGGATGGTCTATCGCCCCGGCGCCACGGCCCGGCAGATCAGGGCGGAGGCGCTTGCCGCCCGCACCGCATGGGGTCGGCTCGACCTGATCGTGGTGGACTACCTGCAACTGATGGGCTCCGACAAGGACAGGCCCAACCGGGAGCAGGCGACGGCTGACAAGTCGCAAGCCCTCAAGGCGTTGGCCGGCGAGTTGAACGCGCCGCTGATTGCGCTGGCGCAGTTGAGCCGGGATTCGGACAAGGCCAAGCGCCGCCCTGGCCTGTCGGACTTGCGGGAGTCGGGGGCCATCGAGCAGGACGCGGACGGGGTGCTCTGCATCTGGCGCAAGGCCGGGCTCGCCTCCCCCGAGGCGGAGTTCATCATCGCCAAGCAACGCAATGGTTCCGTGACCGACGTGCCGATGTCGATGATCGGCCGCTACGTTCGATTCGAGGAAAGGAGTTTCGCATGACGTATCGAGTCAGCCCGCTGCGGGCACACTTGGAGGCGGAGAAGATGGCAGGCGACCGGCGCACGATTGACTACGTGGCGAGGCGGGCGGCGGTCCTCGACGTGATGAGCATGGCCGAGATCCGAGAGGCGGCGCAGCGGGTGGCGAAGGCGGTGCGTGCCTCGCAGGCTCCGACCCGTGGGCGGGTGGCGGGGGTTGCCGAGCGGGAGATTTACGACGCCTTGGCACGGCGCAGCAATGGGTAAGCCCAGCCGCGACAAGGGGGCCCGAGGCGAGCGGGCCGCGGTCAAGTTGCTGGAGCAGGCGACCCGTACCCGTTGGCGGCGAGCCCGGGGCGGCGACGTCCAGGCCCTCGGTGACGTCATCCCGGTCGACGTGCCCCCCGCCCCCTGGGATGGCGTCGTGGTCGAGGTCAAAGCCGGCTACAAGGGGATGCACGTCGGCCACTTGCTCCGCCCCACGGCGCGGGAGCTTGGGTGGTGGGCCAAGTTGACGGCCCAAGCCCGCGACCTCGGGCGCTGCCCCGTCCTGCTGGTGTCGCTGCCGCGCTGGGGTACGACGGTGGTGACGACGCCCCACCTGTACGAAGGCGTCGAGGTCTGCGCCCCGGAGTGGGTGGCTGACACGTCGTGGGATGGGACCGAGGTCGTGGTCGCCCCC